AGAGTAATTAGAACAAGCTCAAGCTCAAGCTGAGCAACAAGCACAGCAGCAAGCTATGCAAATGGAGCAAGCTAAGATTGAGCAAGAGAGTTTAGAAAAAGAAAAGGATCGTCAGACAGATATAGAAATAGCATTGATTAATGCTGAAGCTAGACAAGACCCTGCATCTGAAAACTTTAACTTGCAAAAGCTAATGCAGGATTTTGAAGTTAAGCAGAGAGAGCTTGACATTAAAGAGCAAGAGATTGAGCGTAAGATGAGTGCAGACGACCAAAACGCAGAAATACAAAGAGAAGCCAATGCTAACCAACGAGAAGCGCAGAGAAATTCTGGAAACAGCTAGAGCAGTTGGCTACAAAGGCAGCGTTCTAGATTTGTATAATGCGGCAAGAGCCGGCCAAGATATTAGCCAGCTATTGCAGCCTCAGAATATGGAAGTTGCGCAGACTCCAGAGCAGCAATCACAAGGTTTACGTCCACAGCATGCAGCTGGTAACACGAATGCTTCTATGGCATTCCCTAATGTGCCACCTAACACACCTTTTAACACAAAGGGTATGAAGGCTCCTATTAACATCAGCAAGTTTGACGAACAAGGACATTTAGTACAATCGTTTAAAAATGTACCACCAGGTATTGAGAGCTTACCTACGGGACCAGGCAAGGGTACAGTTATAGAAACACCTGCGTACAAAAAAGGCGGCTACAAGCCTAAAGTGTTATATAATAAAGCATATACGAAAAAATAATCAAACCAAGTAAATCGGACTAATTTTAAATAATTTTGTAAAGATTAATTTTATAGACAATGAGTGACGCACAAGAAAAAATTGCACTAGACGACATATCTTTTGATGATATGTTAGACGGTGGCGTCGAGATGGATTCAGATGCCAATGATGATGACATTATCGACACCCCTCCTGGAGCAGACGAACTAGATGATGATGCAAAATCAAAATCTAAAGAGCCTGCTGCAGATGATGATCAAGATGATGACGACGATGATGATGATCAAGATCAGGACGATGACCAGGATGACGACGATGATCAAGATGATGATCAAGACGACGATTCTGGAAATGATGATTCAGTAGTAGGTCAAATCTTATCCAAACTAGGATACGAAGTTGACGAAGAGTATGAAGATACTACTGAAGGATTGTTAAAACTCACTCAAGATATGAGTGGTAAAATGGCAGAGGAGCAACTTGATCAATTATTTGAGAAGTTTCCTTTAGTTAAAAACCATCTTGAGTATGTTATCAACGGGGGAGACTCGCAAGAGTTTATGCAGGCTTATGATCCTAATTTGGATTATAACAAGATTGAGATTGACGAAGAAGATGTTCGTAGCCAAAAATCCATATTGTCAGATTATTTTACTGCCAAGGGCCACGACAAAGACTTTATTGAAGAATTACTTGAAGACTACGAAGATACAGGCAAGTTATTCCAAAAATCTCAAGCTGCTAAAGAAGCTTTAGCTAAACAGCAAGGTGCTCAAAGACAACAGTTAGTCGAGCAGCAAAAGCAAAACAGAATAAAGCAGGCCGAAGAGCAAGAAAAATTTTGGAACGGTGTTTACGAAACTATCAACGATGCTGATGAGTTTGCCGGTATAGCAGTTCCTAAACGAGATAAAGGCAAGTTCTTTGATTATGTGTCAAAGCCAGTAACTAAGGAAGGATTCACGCAACGTGATCTAGACCATAGAGAGGCGCAAATGGATGTCAAGTTAGCCATGGACTATTTAATGTTTAAAGGGTTCAACTTGGAGAAAATTATAAAGACCAAAGCAAAGACTGCTTCAACAAGATCATTGAGAGACAGAATCTCTAGCAACGAGGAGAGAGTTAAGAGTGCACGAAAGGCAGGACGACGACCTTCTAAGAATGTTGACTTAGACAATCTAGACCTTGATATATGATAAATGGCAATTTTAAAATGCGATAACTTTTAAATAATTAGATAAAAAATGGCAATTAACGGAACAAACATTTCTGTGCAAAAGACGTTTTATAACGACTCACAGATGACTGACATGAACAGTCTTGCAAATGCTTTGCTTTCTAAGCCGTCTGAGTTATCTCCAATCATTACTCACCTAGCTGGTAAGGATGACAAACGTTTCCCACTTTCTTTCTTAACTGAAGGTGTTGGTAACGTAAAGTCTATTGACCGTCTTGAGTATGAGTACCGTGTGGCAACACACCGTTTGAGAACTCGTCCGGTTTCTAAAGCTCCAAGTGTAACTACTAACGTAGGTCTTGCAGGCGCTAACTTTGAACTTGAATTCCCAGACAAGCACTTTGTATTCCCTTACGTACTTGTATCTCAATCAGGTGCGCAAGCTCGTATTATGAAGGAGCCAGAATTGGCTGCTGGTGGGTCAGGTTGGAAATACACTCTACAAGTAGTAAATCCATCTACTACTGCTACAGTTCCTGCAGCTGATGTTGCAGTAGGTGCATTGTGGGCTCAAATGTTCGCACCTGTAGGTGTTGATTTCTCTCGTGGAAATGCATCTAACTGGGAAACTCCAGGATTGGTACGTAACAAACTAACTACAGTACGTAAGTCTTACCACATGTCTGGTAACGCTAAAGAATTTGTAGCTGAGTTCTCTCTACCTACAAAAGGTGGTTCTACAACTAAATTGTGGATGGATTACGAAGAGTACTTGCACATGCTTGACTTTAAAGAAGAGTGTGAAATGTACTACTGGTATGGTGAGAAAACTTACGATGCTAACGGTCAGACTTTCATGAAAGATGAGAACGGTCAGCCGGTAATCGTAGGTCCTGGTTTGTTCCAGCAGATCATCAATAAAGACACTTACTCTACTATGACAGAGACTAAGCTTAAAAACATCATCGGTGACTTATTCTACGGAATGACTGATGCTGCTCAAAAGCAAATTACTCTCTACACTGGTACGGGTGGTGCACGTGAGTTTGATGAAGCTCTTAAAAATCACTTTTCAGGATCTGGAATTTGGAAAGTGGGCGGTGAAAACCGATTCATCACAGGTAGCGGACGTAGCTTAGGCATGTCAGGTTACTTTACTTCGTACGAGCATATCGACGGACACTCTGTAAACGTGGTAAAACTACCATTGTTTGATCACGGTGCTGTTGCTCAAGCTCGTGCTAAACACCCTGTTACAGGTTACTCACTTGAGTCTTACCGTATGGTGTTCGTTGATCAGTCTAACTACGACGGTCAGAACAACTTACAAATGATCTCTAAGAAAGGTCGTGAGATGATGCGTTGGTGTGTAGCCGGTTCAGTTGTTCCAAAAGGATTCGAATCGACTTCTGCACGAGCATCTGACGTGGACGGGGCAAGCGTACACATGTTGAAGACGGCTGGTCTAGCGCTTAAGCGTTTTGACACGTCATTAGACATTCAGTGTGTCGCTTCCTAAATAAGGCGGTAACGCGGTCTATATATTGGTTTGGTTGAGGTTGTGGGGAGCTTTGCTCCTCACATCCTTACTTTAAAATATAGGAGAGTTATTCTTTCCACCCTATAACAATTAACTAAAAAGAACTGAAATGAGTAAAAAAATCTTCATTAGGAGAAAGGACTTAGATAGTCACTTACCTAAAGCAGTAAGAGCTGAGGCAACAACAAAACTCAGTAGTGTCTATGTAAATAGACAACCGTTGCACGGATTTAGTGCAGACGAAAACAAGAAATATCTGAATGGTATTTTAGATGTATCCCCAGACCACGTTGACTGGCCACGACATGTAAAACAATTCTATGCAGATTTGACTATTCCTGTAGGATTTACAGGAGTTGAACTAGAGGTAGGTTTAGATGGTAACAATAACCCACTAAACATAATGGATTACATTAAGTACAATTTTGCACTTAAACATCCACATGTAGCACTGACCAAAGAGGAAATGGATGCTAATTTTAACAAGCGATTCTATATCCAAGATCTTACTAGAGAAGACAAGGTCAAGAACAATGAAATCAAACTTAAGAAAGACGCGGACAAAGAGTTCATTAAACTTTCTTCTAGTTTAGCAAACATGAAACGTGTATTGCGTTTGATGTCAGAGAGCAATCCGGAAAGAATGACGGACGAGCAGGTTGAAAACTCCTTGTACGCATTGAAAGACAAGAACCCTAAGAAGTTCTTACGCATTGCAACTGACAAGCACTTAGAGCTGAAAGCAGAAATTGACGAAATGATTACTGCAGGAGTTTTACGAAAGATCGGAAATCAGGTTATCTTTATAGATGAAGTCTTAGGGGAAACAGTTGACGATACAGTCATCTACCTAAAGGACAAAAAGAATTCCGGTAAATTAACAGTCCTACGGGCTAAATTAAAAGAGTTGGCATTGACTTAATATGAATGTAACTGAGATGCATATCGCTGTACAGCAAGGAGTGGATAAGATTAATTCACTCCAGGCTGACAGCCTACTATCCGAAGAGATAGACTTAGAATTGAATAAAAGTGTGTTCAGGTTTATCAATAGTAAATACGGTAAGAACAACATCTACCGTAAAGGATTTGAAGAATCTCAGAAACGTATTGACGATTTACGAACTCTCGTACGCGAGTACGAAGCGGTAACAGCTTTTAAAGAGCAACTGCAAAAAAATATTTTTGTAGATACTTTTACACTTCCTACTGACTACATGTACTTGGTAAACCAAGTTTCTAGAGTCTACATCAATAACTGTAAGCCGATAGAATACTCACTAGTTAACTTGCCTTCTGTAAGTTATTTTGTAGTAGACTTTAACAATTTTGTACTTAACAATGCTGATGGAAATTCTGACTCATTTATTGAAAGTATGGAAATGGTTAAAGGTACTCAATCTGCTGTAGTGTGGTCTGGTTCAAGTAACTTACTATCTTCAGGCTGGTTACCATCATCATATCCTGCAAATATTGAGGCAGTTAAACAAGACATTTTAAATAATCCAGGAGTTGGTTTTACAATTTACTGGGAAGAGTTTGAAACTCTGTACGAGCCCGGAAGTTTTATTGTTGTAGTAGATACATTAACTCATACCTGGTTTGAGTGGGATGCTTCTGCAGGACCTTTATCTGTACTTAAAGGATCGCCTTATTTAGGAGATGGGGTATCAAGAACTGCTCCAACAGATTTAAACGGAAGAATACTAGACGCTAGCTATTCAGAAAAAAGAGAACCAACATCTTATTCAGACCTGCTTACACGAGGTAATAGATTTTCTCAGCAAGATGATATTTTTACGCTTTTAAACGATCCATTTAATACTACAAAGCATACGTCACCATTGACAACAATGCGTGGTAGGTCGATAGATGTTTACACGAATGATATATTTATAATAGACGCTGTAAAAATAACTTACATAAGAAAGCCGAAAGAGATTTCCTTATCTTTGGGGGTAAACTGTGAACTGCCTGAACACACTCATCAAGAGATAGTTGCGATGACAGTTGCCAGTATATTAGAAGCCATCTCTGATCCCAGATACCAATCTGCATCAGTAGAGGTTACAAAGAATGAATAGTTTTATTAATGGTAGCCTTAGGTTACCGAAAATTTAAAAAAAATGTCAAGACATTTATTTGTTGGCGCGGACGTTGCTGGAAACGCCAAATTAGCTACAGGTTTAATGGCTGATGGTGCTATTGGTATTGAAGTTGCAGGACAAGCTTTTGACTCATCTGATTTAGATGGTGATTTGTATGTTGCAGCAAACAATGCTCCTACAGACACAGATCAAATTCGTATTCTATTGGGTACAGGTAGTAACATGCTTGTTTCTCCATGGATTCCTCGCAAAAATGTAATTGCATACCGTGGTGTATCTGGCGCAGCTGCTGCACCATGTAAACAGACAGTAACAATTGCTGGAACTTCTGCTGCTGCAGGTACTGTAGTATTAAAGTTTGTTAGAACAGGTGGACCCCGTCCAGAGTTCTTTAGCTTTGCTACTGAAATTCCTGCTAATACAGCTAACACAGCTGCTGATGCATTAGTAAAAGCTGCTTATGAAGCCGCTGTATTACCAGAATGGTTAAATCCTGTTGCTGACGCTACTGCAGGAGCTACTGTAGTATTTTCTGGCGCTAAAAGAGGTGATAGTACTCAAAGCGGTGGTACTTGGGATTACGAGCCTGTTCAATTTGAACTAATCGTAGAAAGCTACGATGGTGGTACTCAAACTTATGTTGCATCTGCAACTCAACCTGGTGACCCAGGTATTGGTGATGGTTACGCAGTATTGGCTCTTGAAGAGTCTTTGCACGGTGTTAGCCACGGTTACTACGATCGTTTGAAATTACCTAACAAGCCTGCAGTTAATGCATTGGTAGGTACATCTTACGATATGATTACTTTGGTTGCTACTAAAGACGGTAGCACTTCTCCGCAGATTAAAGGTGTAGATAATCTAATTGAGATTATGATTGCGCTGCCTGCAGGTTTTAGTGCTGCAACAGTAGTAGCAAACTTGAACGATTACTTGGCTGGCGATTTCGCAGCTGTATCAGTTTAAGATTTATTCTTACATAAGACTATTAGGGAGCTTGTCTCCCTATTAGTCTTTTTTATTATATTAGACAAATGGCATTAAACGTATCATATACTGCAGACTGTAACAAAATAATTATATCTGTTACTAATGCTCCTAGCGGACAGAACACTATCCAAATAACTAACGGTACTAATTCTGCTACTTACGACTTTACAGAAGAGAGCAGCACCAGGGTTGTAACAGCTGCAGAGATAGGAGGTGGTAATGGAATTTATGTAGTTAATCACGTTGTTGACGGAAGTATTTTTGCTAGAGCTGCTGTACTACTATCTTGTGATATTCTATGTTGTTTGGCTAGTAAAATGAATGAGCTGCTTAAATGTGACTGCGATTGTACAAAATGTGCAGATCAATTGGCAGAAGCTCAAAAAATATTCTTACTGCTTAAGACTGCAGAATCAGAACTTGCTTTGGCAGACGAGGCTGGGACTATTCAACAAATACAAGCAGTAATTGACAGTGCTCAAGAAAAGTATTTAACTGCCCAAGACATGTGCGCAGGTCACTGTGGGTGTAACTGTTAGACATGGCTAAGCAAACATTTTTATCTTACAAATACTTCAAGGATTCTGCAGGAGTATCTTATGCTATACTTACTTCGCATGACTCTGATAAGGTTGCATCTGTTACTGTAGACCAAGGCTCTAACCTGTCTATTATATCAGAGAAGATTAATCTGTTGCTTGACGGGTCTCAAGAAAACATCATTGAGTATAAAGGATCCGGAGTACTTTCTGTAACTTTTAGCTCATCTATTACGCAAGATGTGGTGGTAGCAGAGCTTCCTGCGTCAAATGCTCTTAGTCAAGATTTTTCAAGCCTCATAAGGTCATTTAGTTTTGCGGTTAACCCTGATGATGCTTTAGGGTATAGCTTAGTAGACTCTATGTACTACTCAGAAGGAACGCAGTTTGGGCAGCTGTTTATATTTCCTTCTTCTAATAACAGCCATTTAGACACAAGCGCTACACAAGATTATTACTACACCTCTGACGGTGCAGCTGCGTATATTGGTTCCACAGAACTACAAAACCAATTTTTAAACTCTATAAGCCACACAAATTTAGGATCTAGCGAGACAAGTCTTGGTAGGCCTAGAGGAGGAAAAGACGACGGCACTTCTATAGCTTTTACTACTACCAACAATGTTAATATTAATGTCCCAGGACCTAAAGTAATAGGCGGGTTTATATTAATAGCTTTAGCTAAAAGAGATGCACAAACTAATAGTGTCTGTTTAGATCCTAGAGCTTCTAACTACTATTTAAAAGGTTGTGCTGGCAACTCTTTACCTTGTACTGCAAGTGGGGCTATGGCCAATGACTGTGAGGGTGTAGCTCTTACGGCAGATAAGATTAACAGCAACGTAAATATAGACGGGGGCTGTTGTACATACGTAGCCGGGTGCGAGACTTTTGATGTTGCACTGGATGCTACTGAAAAAGCTACTAGCGATAATTCTGCAGACGGAACAGCTACATTTGTAGTAGAAGGAGGCACAGCTAACTATTCGTACACGGTAGCAGTAAACAATGTAGTTGGATTAGTAGACCCTACAGTAATTTTTTCTAGCACAACTGTTACCGGCATATCTACAGATCGTATTACGGTTAGCAATTTGTACACCGGTGGGTATACAATTACAATATCAGATTCTAACGGAACAGCATGTTCTCAAACAATACAATTTGTAATAGGCTCTAAAGGCGGTATAGCCGAAGGTGTGTTTGGGTGCCAAACTGGTACTACTGCAATTAATTATGACAACACATATCCTGAGGATTCTGCAGACGCATGTGTGTATTGTAACGATGGGGGTAGATTAGCTGCTGGAACTGCTTTAGCAAATGTACTAGGGCCTTGGGTTTTAGATACAGGAAAATCTACAACTGTTAGGTCTATAAGTGATGCCTCTGGGGTATCCTTAAATAAAGGGTCTATAAACTTTGCAGGAGTTAAATATCCAGAGCCTTATACAGTTTTAGGCTATCCTAATTTACTGCAGTTTAAAGTAGCTGAGAGCTTTTACAGTACTCAAACTAATCCTGTAGACTACTACTTGTACAAAATGCCTTCTGTTGGTTCTAGAATTACAGAGTCTGCACAAGAACAGCAAAGAAATGCTCAACGAGGAGACTTAGCTCTCTCAAGCCAAGCAACTTTAGCTACAACAGTTTCCACAACTGGTGGGGCATACATATTTAACAACCGGGCAGCTGGAGAGTATGCTATTCTTGTTAGATACGACGTAGACGCAGGGGCAGGGAATACAAGTACTAAAGCAGAAGTGTGTTACGAAATCTTTGGACCGTTTGTAGTTGAACAATCTGGGTGTACAGATGCTAGAGCAAATAACTACAATGGCGATGCAATTTTTGACGACGGGTCTTGTTCTTACTCTGATTTATACAAAGGCTGTACAGATCCAAAAGCAATTAATTACAAAGAAATTGCAATAGTAGATGACGGGTCTTGTCAATATTTATCAGATAGAGATACAGATGTTTTAGGTTGTACAGACCCTTCTGCAACAAATTACAATGCATCTGCAAACATTAACGATGGCAGTTGTATATATCCTACTCAAGGAACTTATAAATGTGTAAACGGGCAATGTCAGTTTATACAAAACAACTACACTGGAACTAAAACCTTAGAGGAGTGTATAGCTTTAGGCTGTGCAACTAGGCGAGGACGTCTTGCTTCTAATGGTGTTATTATTACTACTTCATCTTCTTAAAACATAGAAAATGTCTACAACTGCAACACTGTGTAATGATGGAAATACGGGAAGTTTAACGATAACTATACCTGCAAATGAAGCGGCTACTCTTATTAATGAAATAGAGCTAAATCCAAATACTGGAAATCCAAATGGAGTGGCTTGGTATGCTACAATCCAACTAGACGCTCAAAGTGCTAACAGGCGTACTGGCACTACTTTTAGACCGCAAGTTCTTCCTGGGTGGCACCCAGACCCTGTTGCTGGAGATTTTCTTGTTTTAAATTCTACAGCATCTTCAGTAAGTAGTTTCACTTTTAATAATTTACCTGCAGGCGCATATGTTATTGTTATTTACTATTACAATAGTTTGTATTATGATAATGGACTTTCCAATGTAGCCGATTGGACAGATCCAGTAGCATGGGTTGTTAGTCAAGCTGTGGTAGCTTCAAACCCTAGCGTACCTTCAACTTTTTGTGGGTGTACAGATCCTTCTGCATCTAACTATAATCCAAATGCTAATGTAGAGGACGGAACTTGTTTACTCACTGACCCTGACCCTGATCCTACTCCTGGAGGAGGTAGCACAGACCCTGTAGGAACAGATGTAGGAGATGGAGATATAAACGCTTGCATTTCTGGATGCGAAGGAGTTACTACAGTTGTACCTGCGTGTATACCTGATGAAATTAATCAGTTGCTTGACTACAACAAAAAGTGTATTGCAGCTTCTGGGAATAGATATTACACAAAGCATATTACAGGACTTAGCGACAGCTGTTCTAATATGGACTCTTGGAAAATGATTATCATTGATGATCTTATGTCTAGAAAAGGCTTGCCGTGTTTGTACAATTGTACAGACGCAAGCACACCATCTCTAGAAGATGCTAGCATTGACTGTTTACAAATTTGGAAAGATTATGGTAGTAGAGAGTGGAACCCTGCAGATATAGGAACTTACGCAGACGGGTCTGTAGTTTTACGAAACAACGCTGTTTACACAGCTACTGGAGATTCTGGGTTAGCTATAGATCCTATATCAAAAAATCCAGATAACGGTTGGAAAAAGTGTAATGATTTAGCTATTAGAAATGAAGCTAAAGACTATTTACCAAACTTTTTAAAATTTGCAGCTGAGTACTGCAAAGATTGTGACATACCTTCATATAGACAAGATGACCCTCAAGCTGTACAGATTTCAGAATCGTATAGCGTAGGAGGAAATAATATTAC